CCAACGGCAAATCCGGTGCTAGCAGCCCAAGCGGTATAAGCCATTAGGGTTCGAAAACTTGGCGGAACGTTGCGTTAATAGTTGCCAAGTTGGCATAAGGAATCGTTTTTGACCAGCTAGGGCACACCCACTTGTAAGAAGTAGAGGAGCCTGGCGGCTGCCAATCAAAAGAGGCTTGATCTGCAGCCCTCGCATCCAAGAACGTTTCAATAGTGTCAGAGTCAGTCTCTGAGATGTTTACAAAGCTAAGTGTCCATTCTTTTGGGTTTTGATTGATCCCCAGCGTTGTGCGCTGTTCATAGCCATCACCAAAACGAACAACCCTGTTCACAGGCGCACTATTTTTCTGCGCGTTGTAGTCAGGGTCAATAGAAGGGAAGGTAGCCATCAGCTTGCAAGTAAACCACCAGGACGTTTTTGCTTGATTAGCTCGGCCTGCACTGCAGCACCAAGCATTTTGCCAAGTTGTGCAGCTTGGCCAGTGTCGCCTTCAACAGCAGAGCCTGAAGCATCGACGTTCACAGTTACGTTACCCACGCTGCCACCTGAGGTCTCAACACCAAGGCGACCACCACGGCCACGGCGCAAGGGGAGCACGGCCTCTGGCCCCGCCTCACCCATGAGCGCCATTGTCGGCCGGCCGATGTATCCGCCCTTTGCATAAGGAACGATGCCGTTCTGAGCAAACACGTTGCCCTTCGCGCTGGGAATTAGATCGACAAGCCGGCCTACGCCTGCACGCAGAAACATACTGCCAAACGTCCGCAGAAGGCCAGACAACGATTGACCAAGAGTCTTAGTGCCGTCAATCAGACCCTCAATCGCGCTGGTCATTTGATTGGCCAGCGTGTCTTTGACTTGATCAAGCGTGATTTTGTACTTGTCAGTTTTGTTGTTCAGCTCTTTCTGCTGGTTGATTCTGTCTTTGATCCCAGCGTTACCGCGAACGATTTCTTCAACATGAGTCGCAAGTTCAGGGGTCAGCCCTTTCGTCAACTTTTCGACTTGAATGTCCAGCTCAACCTCTTCTCTCTTCCCTTCCAAAGTTGCATCCAGCAAACGCCTTTCTTCTTTCAATGCAGCGAGCATTTCCATCACTTCGCCAGTTCGCCCAAGCCCTACTCCTAAAGCGTCTAGCGTAGTCTTGCCAGTTGTATCTTTTCCAGTCCCGCCTGATGTTGTCCCAGCCAACAAGGCAGGCGTGAACTGAACGGTTTCACCACCAGAAGCTGTCGCTCTTTCGCCTTTGATTCTTTCAATTTCGGCTTTCAGCCTCTCTTTAGCATCCTTGCTCCTGAAAAATTGCGCTCTGCTCAGCCCGCCTTGCACATTTTTAAGAGCCTCATTTCTGATGTCTGCCTCTTCAAAAAGGCTGTTCAGCTTGTTGGTCAGGAACGTGACGAAGTCCAGAATTCCCTTGAACAAAGGCTCAAGCACCTTGCCAATGTTCTGGCCCAACGTCACAAACGCATCCTGAAGCGTTGAAAGCTTGCCATTCAGTGTGTCTGCCTGTGCAACTGCGCCGCCAAAATACTGCCCGCCTTGATTTGTCAGCGTGATCAAAGCTTGGTTTGCCGCCTCGAAGCTGATTTGGCCTTTGCTCATAGCCTTGGCCAGCTCGTCACCCGACAAGCCATACATCTTCTTCAGCTCAGTCGTTAGGTCGACGCCACGCTCCAGAAGCTGCAGGTTTTCTTCCTGCGAAAACTTACCCTTCGCCCTGATTTGACCGAACGCAGTTGCGATGCCATCAAGATCAGCACCAGTGGCACCAGCAACATCACCCAGGCGCTTAGTTGTATCGACAAGGGAATCAGTCTCAATGCCAAACGCTTTCAGCTTTTTGGTGACATTGATCAGGTCGCGCACCTGAAACGGAGTCGCTGCCCCAAACGCTTTAATCTCACCAACGATCTGTTTTGTCTTTTCGGCGCTGCCAGTCAAGACCTGCAGGGATCGAGTCTGCGACTCAAGCTCTGCTCTAGAACCAAAAATCGATGTAACTAAAGCAGCGCCACCACTTATGCCAGCTAACGCAATAAGCGGCTTAGTCAGCCCAGTAAAAGACGAGGCCAGATTCTTAGCCTTGCCCTGCACTCCCTGCAGATCTCTGCCAAGCCGCCTGATGTTGTTTGAGCCTCTGGTTTTGACATCCAGAAGCATTTGAAAGACTGACTTTTGCATCAGCCCTGCTCCTTGTTCAGGATCTTGACCGCCGCAGCTTCCATGACTTGCAAGTCTTCAAGCACGGCCGGCTGATCCTCGACTTCATACAGTCTAAACAGCCATTCAACAGCTGAATAGTCCAACCCACAAACACCTGACGCCGTTGTGCGCCATTGCGTCTGACAACGCAGGAACATCTCAACAGCAGGCCAGTTATCAGGCCACACCTCAAAATCTTGAGGCGCATCAGGCTCAGGCAGAGCCAAGCCAAACGCCTTGGCATCAGCCATCAGCTCTGACTTGTCATCAGGACCGTTGAACAGATACTCAACGGCCTCCTCTAGTTTTTTCTCTTGGCTCCCTGCTTGCTGTCCAAATAAGCGCCAGCAATCGCGCTGGCCATCATCGGCACGTCAAGCAGCTCATCACGCTTGGTGATGCTGTAAGGCAGTTCCTTGCCATCCTCATCCTCAACGCCAGCCCAGCCTGACATCACCTCACGGGCAATCTCAACATCTGACAGGTTGCCTTCACCGCTCAGCTCAGCAATCTCCAGCAAACGGCTTTGCGTCAAGTCTCTGAACTCAACATCAAAAGTGACCCGCTCGTGTTTGCCCCCATCAACAGGGACATCCACAGAAACGGGCCACTTGTAGGTGTTGGACTTTTTAAGGACGAATCCCATAAAAGGAAAAATTCATCCCAAAACTAGCGCACTATGTAAGTGCCAGGCTGTACTCATCATTCCCAGATGTTGTCGGGGTTGCTGTGTAATCAAAGTTCAGCATCTGAACGCCGTCAGAATCTGAGTAGCTAACAGCAGACAAATCAGTCTGGGGTGCGCTGAAAGTAAAGATGTTGCCAGCAGTTTGCCCATGCTGGAACGTGTTGTTCCCAGTAGCAGAGCCAGTGATGCTGGTGAAATAGTTCTTAGTTGCCATCGTGACGGCCTCCAGAACAATGCTGCCGCCAGGGCGACGATCAGTGATCAGCACTTCCTTGCTGCCACCAACCAGCTCGCGGTAGACGCTCTGATTGTTTTGATCAAAGCTGAACGACTGCACAGCGCCGGCATAGCTGAACAGCTGCTGGCTGGTGGTGTTGCCGTTCTTGAACAGCACCGGCTTGGCTTGGTTCTGATACGTTGGCGTTGCGTTTGAAACGTCTGTCGGCTCGTTATAGATGCCAACCAACGTGAAGCTGATCGTCGGGATTTGACCGATCTCTGCGGAAATAGAGAACGAACCGCGAGCGCCAGTCACTTTTTGGCGGACGCCATCTTGGAAAAAGTAGATAGTGACAGAGTCAAAGCCGCTGCTCACCGGGGCATAGGTGACCGAGGTGCTAGCCACGATGGTTTCGCTGTTGCCGCAAGCCTTTAGCAGCGGACCAAAAGCAGGAGCGGTGCCGGCCGTTCCAGAGCCGACCATTTCAACCTCAAAAGTCACCTCGACGCGCTGGTTTGCGTGAAGCACTTCATAGTTGCCCATATAACCGCGAATCAATTCGCGCTCAACAGCGTCAGACTGAAAAGGGCTGATCTCAAGGCTGCGAACAAGGACCGCGTTTGCAGCACCTGTTGGTGTCGGATCAGTGCCGTAAGTTGACTCCTCTTTCGCCAACAGAAGGCGTTGACTTGTTCTAAGTGCCATTGGTCAAAACCTCAGTTGGAGACAGGAAGTTGACTATCAGAACCCATAATAGTCACGGGCCTTGAGTCAGGTCAGCGAGCCGGGTGCGGTAACGCACTAGATATTCAACACCAATCACACCAGCTGGCTGGTCAGCGTCAACCATCTCAAATGTTGTCGTTCCTGGCTGCACGTCGATTGCGTAACCGCCAAGCGTCAGATCAGCCATAATTTTGCTGTGCAGACTCTCAACAATCGGGTCTGCAACTTCATCAGGCTTATCACCACGCACGATCACAGACACACGCACTGTGAGCGACCAGTCCAGCGTTGGCAGGCTGGTGTTTTGCTCAGGTGTGTCGCTGATTGCTTCAACAACTAATGCAGGGCTTTCACCACGTTGCAACGGCACCACACGGCTTCTGTAGATGCGCGTTCCAACGTTGGTTGTGCCAGCAAGGCTGCTGACAATGTCATCAAGAATGTTTTCCCGCAGCGTCGTCATGTCTTCTGCAGCGAGATTTCACAGAGCAAACCGTCACCAATCAGGCGGGTCTCTCTGACGGTGTACGCCACTGAATCAACAGTGATGCTGGCTCCTGCCAGCAGTGTTCCAAAGTCAGAAGTCTTGGCGGTGATTTGAAAGTCCGTGGTTAGGACCATGTCACCAGCCAAGACCTGACTCGGCTGATCAAGCAAGACTTTCGCAGTCGTCGCACCCGACGTTGCCGACACTCCAAAAGGAGTGTCGAAAAAAATGTCTAGGTCGTTACTGAGGAAGTCAGCTAGCGCCATCAGTCTTTGGCTTGCGGGTGCGTTTTGGCTTGGGCTCTTCAGCCGTTGCCTCGACAGCTTTGCCCATGCCAATCAGCAGGGCACCGTCTTTATCTGAAACGTCATAAGTCTGGCCGGCTTCAAGAGCCTTGCCAGATGCCATAACGCCTCTTGTGCAAGTGATTTTCATAAGAAAAAAAGGGGCCGTTGCCGGCCCCCTCCTCAGAATCAAGCAACGATGTCTTCGATGCTTGCGAAGGACTGAGCGTGCCTGACAGCAACATCGAAGGAGATGATGCCGCGGACTGAGCTGAGAGCCTTGGCGAAGTCATCGCTGTCCTCACCAACAACGATCTCAAGACCGTTGCCGTAGAAGCCAACCATGGCCTGGCTGAAGTCACCAGCAACCAGAGCAGAGAGATTCGTTCCGGAACCCTTGGTTAGGTTGGAAGGAATCGCGTTGGTGGTGGCGATGGGGTAGCCGTTGAGGGTCAGCGGGGTGGGGCCGCGACCGATGGCCTGCAGGTCAGCGTTGAACAGGAAGGAACCGTCAGTGGTGGTGGAACCGCCAGCGCGCAGTTTCTTCAGACCAGCAACCACCTTGGCGTTGGTTACATACGCCATGGCGTTACCCACCAGGGCGTTGTCCTGCAGGATCTCGGTCTCAAGATCGACGACCTTCTCAAGCGTCAGCGCCGCTCCATTGGTCCCCATCGCGACGGAGCCGATGCCCGACACGTTGCGGATACCGGTGGGCTGACCGGAGGAACCGGAGCCGTTGATGATGGCGGAGTCCAGAGCAGCCAGGATGCCGTCGGTCAGGTCAGTCCGGACCAAGCTCTCAATGCCAGGGGTGGCTTGGATGAGGGTTTGGCGGCTGTACTTGGACAGTGCTGCCAGGTTCTTAGGTGACATGGTCACCTGATCAAACGTGGACTCAGACTGCGTGATGGCAGTGGTCTCAGTGCTCAGGTAGTAGGTGGAAGCAACACCAGAGCGGCGAGGAATTGCCACATCACCGACAAGGCCGGTCATGCTGCGAACGCCAAGACCCATCACCGGGGATGCGTTCCGCAGTGCCTCGATGAAGTCATCAGCCAGCAGATCGGTCTCAACCAGGTTGCCGCCAGTGGTTGCACCGCTGGTGACATAGGTGGCGCGGGTCAGTGCGCTGAACGGAACGTAGAAAGAACGCTCAGAGCTGGCGGAAAGGCCAGAGCTGCGCATGACTTCTTGGCTCAGTTCGCGAACCAAGCCGGCACCGCGTGAGGACCAGTCGCCAGTCAGCATTGCGCGGAGACCGTCAGCAATCTGGTAGTTGCTGTGATCACGCTGCTCAAGCTCAACAGGCTTGACAGTTTCAACAGGCTTAGCGCCGAGCTTTTCCAGAACGGCAGCGCGGGCTTCGTCGATGGAGCGGCCACCCTCGATGAGTTGCCGGCCCATGTCTTCGAGATCGTGCTTAGAGCACAGGGCGGAAATGCCAGCGATGCGGGAACGCTCAGCCTCAGCGGCTTCGGCCCGCACCTGCTGCAGATCAGGTGCAGTGTTTTCCATTGCAGGAACAGATGGGATAGGTGCTGCCGAGGCAGCTTGTTCGGTTTCGGAGTCCACTAAGGAACGGCCGATTCCGACCCCCGGATCAGCGGGGATCGAAACAACCGAGACCTCATAGGGCCTCCAAGATGTGGCAACAAAGTCGCCACCTTCTCGCTCCTCCATTTTGTCGATGGAGTAGCCGAAAGAGACATTTCGGAGAATGCCATCTTTCACATCGCTCAGAACTTCCTGAGCGAATTCATTGCGGCTAAACCGCACTTGCGTGTAACCCCGACGTTTCTTTTTGTCGATGTAGGCACGCTCCACAACACCGATCACACGATCAGGGTCATGGTTGAACAACAACGGTGCGCTGTCGTTCAGCCGGTCAAGATCTGCTGCGCCTTCATCGTGGCTCAGAACTTCGCTTCCGAAGTAACGCTCAACCGGAAACTCAGAGGAGAACGGGAACTGATAAGTGCGGTCCTCAACCTCATCAAAGGTTGTGGTTTCGCTGCGCTTGTAGTTCTTGCCCTCAAGCCAACGCAGTGCTGGGATCTTGGTCAGCGTTGAGAAGCGGTGGCCAACCTTGCGATCAGTCGGCTCATAGCTGCCGTCTTCCTCGCGGTAAACCGTGATCAGTGCTGCCGGATCATCAGCATCGCCGTTGATCGTGAACTCTGAGTCAGGGACATCAATAGAGCCGTCACGCTCAATGCGATCAATCTTGCCGCGAGCAGTTCCACCCGATGAATCCCACCGGACAAAATCGCCAACTTTTAGGCCGTCAGGTTCAGCCCTATTCGTGTCCATGCTTCTATCACGAATTTCTTTGATTCTATCTGCTTTAGCGCCACTCCACCTCATTCCTGCGTCTCCACCCCACGCTGCCCAAGCAACTCGACCCTTGGACGGGTAGCCATCCTCTCCTGATGAAAAACCCTCGCCTTGTTTGTCTACTTCGTGGCGGGCAAACCAAGCCGACATTTCAATCACAACAGAAGGACTTAGCTCGTCACCGCTAAGGATCTGCGTGGCCCTGCGTGCTGCAACTTCAGTGCCGCCCGCCTCGCCATCAGCTTTCCAATCGCGATAACGTTGCGCCTCTTCTCTCATGCCCTCGGTGGGCGTCAGGTCAATCTCAACCCCCTCAACCTTCGCCATCGTCAATCACCTCGGGTTCGGGTTGTGGCTGCTCAGGCTCAGCCTGTTCGCCAGGCATCTGCGTGTCACCGAACAGGTCAGCACTTGTGCCGGGCCGCACCTGAGTCAGGCCAGCACCGCTCGTCTCGCTGGGATCAGTGTCCAGAACGATGTTCATTTCGTCGAGCATCGCCAGCTCAGCTTGACGTTGCTTAAGCAGATCATCAAGGTCGCCACCTTGCTCTGCCACAACATCTGACAACGTCTTAAATCCGCAGCGCACTGCGTCTTTGTACGCCGCCACTTCCTTCTGCGGGTCAACGTAGCCATAGGCCCGTGGGCACCACTTGACCATGCGGAAGCGGTCGGGGTTTGCCTCATAAGCAGGCAGGTCAAGAGCACCACCCATCACTGCCATCTCAAGCCACATGTTGAACACCGGCTGATGGAAGTTCTCAATCAGAAAGCGTTGAATGGCGCGGTAGTTGTCGCGCGTCTCCAGCAGCTCTAGGCGTGAAGATGAATAGTTACTTTGCGAAAAGTCCGAGCTGATCTGGGTATAGGAACAGCCCAGACCAGCAGCAACAGCACGCAGCATCCCGCGCGTAAACGGCTCGAACTGCCCGTCAGGTGCATCCAGCTGGGGCACAGTTACGGATTCACCCGGCTGCAAATACTTGAAGACGCCAGGAGCAAACGAATCAACGCGGTCGCCGTCATAGACCTCCTCAGCCGTGCCCAGCTCACCCTCAGTGGTGGTGATAAAGCCCATTAGGCTGCTCGATGCGCGAGCGCGGATAACCTCTGCCTCCTCATAACCAGCAAGGTGATGCAGGCGCTTGATTGCTGATGCAAACCAAGTGACGCCACGGGTCTGGCCTGGGCGCTCTTGGATATACAGGTGCAGCACCTCATCAGCCGACAACATCAAGTGCCGCTTTGCTGCAGTGCCGCTGAACGGTGCGTCGCCCGGGTGCTTCTGCAAAAACGCATAACGCACAGCGCGGCCGAACTGATCAACCTCCACGCCCATGCGCCATTCATTGCCATCGGCGCTGGCCTTGCCGGTATAGGTCTCGTCAAGCTGATCTGACTCAATAACTTGCAGCGCAAACGGGATCTGGCTGCCGCCAAACGGACGACGGATCACCCTGACGAACACCTCGCCGGATTCACACATCGCGCCGACGATCATGCGCTCGATGTCGGCAAAGCACAGGCGACCAGCAACGTCGCAATAGCTCTTATATCCCCAGTATTTCCACGCCTTCTCAATCCTGTTGTTCAGATCTTCATCAAGCCGGCCGCCACGCTGCATCAGCACCTGAGCCTGCAGCTTTATCCCGGTCCCGATGACGTTGTTCATCACGGCGCGCTTGGCCTGCCGTGCGTAGTCAGAGTCCCGCACCAGCTGACGTGCGCGGTTGCGCAACCTCGACAGGCTGCCGTGAACCTCAGCATCAGCACTCGTCCCGCCAGTCACCCAGCTGGACGTGAGCCGGCTCATCGTCGCGCCTTCATACTGACGCCGCCTTGGCCGGCGTGGCTCATAACCAAGAGCCCGAAAGAGTCGAGTTGCGAGGCTCATCAGAAACGAACAAAGAGGTTGAAGGGATCGCCCTTGCCATTGGCAATCAGCGCGGCACGGCGTTCACGCTGCACCTCAAACTTGAGCTTAGATTCCAAAGCAATAAGATCCGCCATTTCGTAGCGAGTCAAATTGCGACCAGCAACGCTGTAGCTCTTAACAGCATTCCCGTTGGCAATATCTCTGATCGCCTTTTGAACAGCTGCTAGGTCTTTTTCAGCTTGCGTTCGATCGTCAATGATTCCTGGGTTTGAGCTGTAGCTCAATCCAGCAAGGACTTCTATCCGTCCAGTACCAATAGTGAAGGACTCACTGCCTTTGGTTGCAACAGCCTGCCAAAACCAATCGCCAACCTCAAACGCTGCCGAATCAGTGGCACTAACTGAAAGCTCCCAGCCCGTACCAAACGTCGTCCCGGTTGCAGTGTGGCCTTGAGGCCGAGCCTTATTCCTGAAGTAATACTTCAGCGTGTAATCGGCGCTCGTAATCGAGTTGCCAAGATTATCTGTCGTCGCATCAACCCGCCATTTGATCGTGTCGCCTGCTCTGATTTTGTCTGGTAACTGAGTCACGGTCTTACCAGTTGTTGACGAACGACGGCTCGGCTGGCTTTGCCTTTGCTTCCTTCGATCTTAGCGGCTGCTCCAAACGCTTTTCCAGTTGATCCCAGATAGTTCTGCGATCAAATTTGCGATACATCAGCTGAAACGCTGCGTAGGAATAACAGAGCGTGTCCAAGCTCTCATTGCGCTTGCCAGGCTTCAACACCCACACCCGCTCAGGAAAACCATTGCGAAACTTGATCGCCTGCTTCTCAGCGGTCAACATCTCGAAGTATTCCTGCCCGGTGGCAGCATGAAAGTGCAAGTAACCCTCACCCGGCTCAGCGTGACGCAGCCGGCCCATCAACGTGTTCTTGCAGGTGTCAGTGCCGATGCCATACAGAACCGCACCCTTTTTGATCGCTTTGCCTCGTGAATTGATGTCAACGCGCGACGGCTTGCCGATCGCTGGCTTGTTCCGTTGACTCAGACCCTTGATGGCAATAACGCCCTGGGCCTTGCGCTCGCGCGCGTACTGGTAAACCTCTGATGTCGCCATACCGCCGGAGTCAACAGCGGTGAAGTCAGCCTTGAGGCTGCCGCCCAGCTCATGCGGCCACTTGCGCATCACGAACTGGTCAAGCTGTTTCCACACCGCAGCCTGCGTCGGGTCGCCCGCGATTTCTTGGTACTGAATCAGCCAGGCTTCCTCGTTCCTGCCCCAGCCCCACACGCTCACCGCCAGACGTTCGTTCAACGTTCCGCCGCCACCCTGCACGTCAACGCCGATCGTCACTGACAACACGCCAGCCGGCAGCGTGCCCTCCTCATAGTCCTCACAACGCTCAAGCAACACGTCGGCGCTCATCGCGCTCGCGTAATCGTCACTGAAGGTCTCTCCAAGAGTCGTATTGATCCAAACCCGCAGCTGCTCAGGGTTTGATTTGGCCTCAAGAAACTCAGCAACAAGATCAGCCCACCTTGCATTTGGGCTGTAGCTGTACGCCGCCCAGATGTGGAACCCAGCGTGCTTACCGTTGCCCGGCGCAGTAGCCCGCCACTCACCGCGCTCAACCATCCAGCGTTTTTTGCTATGCGGAATCAACGTGCCGCAGCTCTCACACGCATAAGCCGCCGTCTCCGGATTGTTGTCAATCCACTTGATGTTTGCCCACTTCAGATATTGCATCTGACCGCAGTCAGGACAAGGGACGTAGTACCGGCGCTGATCTGACTCGCCAAACATCCGCTCGATGCGGCTGAAGTCTTTCACCGTTGGCGTACTGCCGGCAATGATCTTGCGGTTCCAGTAATACTCAGTTCGCTTAATACCCAGCTTGATCTGATCACCCTCAGATCCTGCTGACGCCGGATAACCGTCAACCTCATCGAACAGCACAACCCTTCTGCTCACACGCCTAAAGCCACGCGGTGAGTTAGCCCCCACTAGAGACAACGTGCCGCCAGGAAAATTCTTCTGCAGAATCGTGTTGTTCCCGTCCTTCGCTTTCGACTCACTCACCAAGCCAGCCAGACAAGGCGTGTCCCGCAACATCGGGGCAATCTCTTCCTTGGAGTAGCCCTGCGCGTCTTCAACAGTCGGCTGCACAACCATGATCGGACAAGCGTCCTGATGGACGTGATAACCAATCGCGTGGTTGATCATCTTGGTGTAACCAACACGCGCTGACTTCATCACCGTGATCTGCTCCACAGCCGGATCAGTCACCGCGTCCATCATTCCTTTCTGATACGGCAGCGTGTGCCACCTGCCTGCCTCAGCACTCGATTCAGCAGACAAGAACGCATAACGATCAGCCCACTCACTCAGCGTCAGCTTCTCCGGCGGACGGAACGCCTCTAAAGCTCCACGCATCAGCTCAGCAATGTCAGCCATTCGCCAAGTCCTCCAAGGCTTCACGCACAATTTGTTCAAGCGCCACGAACGCATCCGCCGGGATCTCCGGTATGCGCTGTTTAGCTTTCGACGGAACCGCCATTATTTTCGTCCGCGTTATCGCGACTAAGTCACCCCAAGCCTTAGCCACCTCATCAGCACGCACCAGTTCGCCCTCTTTCTCTGCACGCTCCAGCTCCATCAACTCAGCGCGCAGCCACTCAGTCCGTGCCCGGCTTTCGTTGTAATCAGGCAGCTCATCTGTGCGCCTTTCAACTGTTGGCCCCGGCCGATGTTGTCTGATGTTCGGCATTCGCTTTCTGCTGTTCTCTGCCCACGTCTGTTCCAACCCGTCACGCTCTATCCACTCTCTGCCGTCCTGCTCAACAACACTGATCCGGCCGTGCTTAATCGCCTGCGCCACAGCCTGCCCGCTAACTCCCACTATCCGCGCAGCTTCAGCCTTAGTTATCAACATTCAGTTTTAATTGAGCTTAAGTTGATTTAACGCCCCCAAAGTAG